GTTTTAGCTGGTTGAATCTAATTTAATCTATTTTAATCTAGTATAATCTTGCTAAATCTTAATAATCTCAAATCAAAAGAAATTATAGGGATATATGCTCATATTTTGGCTTGTGAGAGCAGAGTTCCCTAAGTGGGTAAACTTATAAGCAAAAGTTATTGCTGTTATTAGAAACGAGAATATAGGCTTTAAACGATATAACCACATTTAAAAGAAAGGACAATATGCAAACACAAAATAGTGGAAGACCCACAATTTTACCTAAGATGTACGAAGAACCGCTATTTAGTCAAATCATTGATAAAATTGAATCAGGTTGCAATGACAAAGAAATCTACACCAGTTTGCATTGTTCAGCTAAAACTTTTAGAAAGTGGCGAGATGACAATATAAAGGCGTATGACGAAGCTAAAGGTATTGCTAGGGGAAATCTATTAGAACTAGCTGAAAGTGCCTTAGCGAGCAAACTGACAGTCAGAACGCTAAAGGAAACAGAAACAATATATGACGCTGACGGAAACGTTGAAAAAGTAAAGGTTAAAGAGAAAGAACTTGACAAAGACAGCCTAGTAGCAATGATGGTTGCTAAGGCTGGAAACCCTGAACTTTATAACCCTACTGAATGGCGTAGATTGCAACAAGAAGAATCAAGCGCTCATGACCTTAAAGCTAAAATTGAAGAACTTGACGACTATAAGCTAAGTAAGTATAAAACACCAGAAATTAAAGCACCAGAGGGGTTTGAATGAGAAGTGTGACTTATAAAGATAAATATATAGTTTATGAAGACGGTAATGTTTACAGTCTTTCTAAAAACAAAATGATGAAGCCAACTTTACAAAAGAATGGTTATTATAAAATTTATATTTGTAATAAAAATACTTGGCTACATAGATTTATAATGGAAGCATTCAATGGTAAAAGTGATTTAACTGTTGACCATATAGACGGAAATGTACAAAACAATAATTTGTCTAATCTTGAGTATGTAACGCAAGCTGAAAATACACGAAGAATGTTTGAACGTGTTGGAACTGCCCATTTAAAAAATAATTTTAATGGAGAAATATATGGTTGCAAAAAACTTGTTTATAAAGGGTTAAAATTTAATAGCATAAATGAATTAGCTAGAAAAATGGGACTAAATAGAAAAACTGTTAAGAATAGAATAAAAAAAGGTATATTGAATGTAGAATTCGAGGGATAAAATGTATTACATGAATCAAATGTTAGCTTATAATAAAGAACATGGCATAGAGCTAAACAAATATATGCGTAAAACTATTAAAAAGCAAATCAGAATTCATGAGAAATATATTTATCGTTATGATAGAGTTACGCAGGCTATCGAGTGGATAGAGGATAATTTTTACCTTACTACTGGTAATTTAATGAAAATCAAGCTACACCCTACGCAAAAATATTGGTATGAGTTAATGCTTGGCTATGATATGATTGACGAAAAAGGTGTACAAGTCAATTTAATCAATGAAATTTTTCTTAATTTAGGTCGTGGATCAGGTAAGTCAAGTTTAATGGCTACGCGCGTGCTTAACTGGATGATTTTAGGCGGACAATATGGTGGAGAGAGCTTAGTTATTGCATATGATAATACACAGGCTAGACACGTATTTGACCAAGTTAGGAATCAAACGGAAGCAAGTGATACATTAAGAGTGTATAATGAAAACAAGATTTTCAAGAGTACAAAACAAGGGCTAGAATTTACGTCTTTCAAAACCACTTTTAAAAAGCAAACAAATGATACTTTACGAGCGCAAGGTGGTAACAGTTCACTTAACATCTTTGATGAAGTTCATACTTATGGCGAAGATATAACAGAATCAGTCAACAAAGGTTCACGTCAAAAACAAGATAACTGGCAAAGTATTTACATCACTTCTGGCGGACTTAAACGAGATGGACTATATGATAAACTTGTTGAACGCTTCAAATCAGAAGAAGAATTTTACAATGATAGGTCGTTCGGTTTACTTTATATGCTAGAAAATCATGAGCAGGTCAAAGATAAAAAGAATTGGACTATGGCCTTACCTCTTATTGGCGATGTTCCTAAGTGGTCAGGAGTTATTGAGGAGTACGAACTTGCTCAAGGCGACCCAGCGTTACAGAATAAGTTCTTAGCGTTCAATATGGGCTTACCTATGCAGGATACAGCTTACTACTTCACTCCTAAAGACACTAAACTAACAGAATTCAATTTATCTGTATTTAATAAAAATAGAACTTATGTCGGAATTGACTTGTCCTTAATTGGCGATTTAACCGCCGTATCGTTCGTTTGTGAGTTAGAAGGTAAAACTTACAGCCACACGCTAACTTTCTCTGTACGGTCGCAATATGAGCAACTAGACACAGAACAGCAGGAAGTATGGACGGAATTTATTGACAGGGGCGAACTAATTTTACTAGATACGGAATATATCAATGTAAACGACTTAATACCGTATATTAATGATTTTAGAAGTAAGACAGGGTGCAGACTTAGAAAAGTAGGATATGACCCAGCACGCTATGAAATTTTAAAAGGGTTGATTGAGCGTTACTTCTTTGATAAAGACGGAGATAACCAAAGAGCAATTCGACAAGGTTTCTCAATGAACGATTATATCAGGCTATTAAAATCTAAATTAGTCGAAAATAAACTTATCCATAACCAAAAAGTCATGCAATGGGCTTTAAATAATACTGCTGTTAAAATCGGACAAAGTGGGGACTATATGTATACTAAAAAACTTGAAAAAGATAAAATTGACCCTACCGTAGCCTTGACAATGGCTTTAGAAATGTTGGTGTCAGATGAAATATAACGTTGACACAGTCCGAGAGAGTGGCTGGTACAATAAAAAAGAATGGTTAGCTGTCCGTGATTATGTCAGGCAACGTGATAAAATGACTTGCGTAAGATGTGGTGCATTCGGTGCTAAAAAATACGAAGTAGACCATATTATAGAACTAACTTGGGAAAACCTTGATGATTGGAATATAGCGCTGAACCCCGATAACCTACAACTCCTTTGTAAGTCTTGCCATAACAAGAAAACAGGCGAGTATAAACGAGGGAAAGGCGTTAGTTTATGGTAGAAAGGGGAAAAATTGAACTTATTCGGAAAAGTGGTATCATTTTCACGCGGAAAACTAAATAATGACACTCAAAGAGTTACAGCGTGGCAAAATGAAGCGGTAGAATATTCAAGTGCCTTTGTGACTAATATTCACAATAAAATCGCTAATGAAATAACAAAAGTCGAATTTAATCATGTAAAATATAAAAAATCTGATGTTGGATCTGATACTTTGATTAGTATGGCAGGCTCTGATTTAGATGAAGTCCTCAATTGGAGTTCTAAGGGCGAACGTAATAGCATGGAGTTTTGGCAAAAGGTAATTAAAAAGTTGCTTACAACTCGATATATTGACTTATACCCTATATTTGATAGCAAAACAGGAGATTTATTAGATTTACTTCTTGCTGATGATAAAAAAGAACGTAAACCTGAAGAACTAATAAGGCTAACTAGTCCTTTTTATATCAATGAAGATACAAGTATTTTAGATAATGCTTTAGCTAGTATTCAAACTAAGCTAGAACAAGGTAAAATGCGTGGCTTGTTGAAAATTAATGCCTTTCTTGATATTGATGATACACAAGATTATCGAGAAAAAGCCATGTTGACCATTAAAAACTTGCAAGAGGGTTCAAGCTACAATGGTTTGACACCAATTGATAACAAGACGGAAATTGTTGAGCTTAAAAAAGATTACTCCGTTTTAAATAAAGATGAAATTGACCTTATTAAATCGGAACTTTTGACAAGTTACTTTATGAATGAAAATATTTTGCTTGGTACAGCTTCACAAGAACAGCAAATTTATTTTTATAATTCCACTATCATTCCTTTACTAATTCAACTTGAAAAGGAACTGACTTATAAACTGATTTCAACAAACCGCAGACGAGTAGTTAAAGGTAATTTATATTATGAACGTATAATTGTAGATAACCAGCTATTCAAGTTTGCAACTTTGAAAGAATTAATTGACTTGTATCACGAAAATATTAACGCACCTATTTTCACACAGAATCAACTTCTTGTTAAAATGGGCGAGCAACCTATTGAGGGTGGAGATATTTATGTTTCAAACCTTAATGCGGTAGCTGTTAAAAACCTAAGTGACCTACAAGGCAGTAGAAAGGACGTAACAAGCACAGATGAAACTAATAACCAATAGTGCTGAAATTAAAGTAACTGAAAATGAGGACGGTTCTAAGTCGTTCCAAGGCATTGGGTCAGAAGTTGGAGTAGAGAATCTTAATGGTATTATCTTGACACCTGACTGTATCGAGTTCGCTAGAGAACGATATCCATTGCTATATGAACATGGTTCAGGCTCAAGCGAAGTCATTGGGGACGCAAAAGTTTATTATGATTTGGCTTCTAATAAATACCTGACTGACTTCACGCTTTACGACAATGCACCAAACATTAATAAGGCTGTGGAAAATGGCGCTTTTGACTCACTATCAATTGCCTATTACATCACAGATTATACTTTTGATGATAATGACGCTCTAGTTGTAAATAAAGCACAGTTTAAAGAGATTTCTCTTGTTTCAGTACCAGCAGATCCTAACGCAAAATTTATTCAAAACGCGCTAGGCGAAGAACTCACAGAAGAACGTAACAAAATTATTGAAAGCCGAAACGCTTTGAAAGAAATTGAGGATATCAAAAAGAAATATGAATAAACCTGATTTAATCGAAAAACAGAACCGCTTGGCAGAACTTAAAGAAAATAACGTATCTTTAAAATCTCAAATTAGTAGCTTTGAAGTAAAAAACGCAATTGAAGACTTACCTAAAGTACAAGAATTGGAAAAAACACTTTCAGAAAATTCAATTGAAATCATCAAAATTGAGAACGAACTTAACGCACAGGAAGAAAAACCAAAAGGAAAAGCTAAAATGACAAACTTTATTGAATCACAAAACGCTGTAACAGAATTTTTTGATGTATTGAAAAAGAACTCTGGAAAGTCAGAAATTAAAAACGCTTGGAACGCAAAACTTGCTGAAAATGGTGTAACTATCACAGATACAACTTTCCAACTTCCACGTAAATTGGTTGAATCAATCAACACAGCTTTGCTAAATACTAACCCAGTATTCAAAGTTTTCCATGTTACAAATGTCGGCGCTTTGCTCGTATCACGCTCATTTGATTCATCAGGCGAAGCCCAAGTCCACAAAGACGGACAAACAAAAACAGAGCAGGCAGCCACACTCACTATTGATACTCTCGAACCTGTAATGGTTTATAAATTGCAATCACTTGCTGAACGTGTTAAACGACTTCAAATGTCATATTCTGAACTTTACAACTTGATTGTAGCAGAACTTACACAAGCTATTGTTAATAAAATTGTTGACCTTGCGCTTGTTGAAGGAGACGGAACAAACGGTTTTAAATCAATCGACAAAGAAGCAGACGTCAAAAAAATCAAAAAGATTACTACAAAAGCTAAATCAGCTGGAACAACTCCATTTGCTAACGCTATTGAAGAAGCGGTTGACTTTGTTCGTCCTACTGCTGGACGTCGTTATTTGATTGTTAAAGCGGAAGACCGCAAAGCCTTGTTAGATGAGTTACGTCAAGCGACTGCAAATGCTAATGTTCGTATTAAAAATGATGATACTGAAATTGCTTCTGAAGTTGGAGTAGATGAAATCATTGTCTACACAGGCTCAAAAGCACTTAAACCTACTGTATTAGTAGACCAAAAATATCACATTGATATGCAAGACCTTACTAAAGTTGACGCATTTGAATGGAAAACTAATAGCAACATGATTTTGGTGGAAACACTAACAAGCGGACATGTTGAAACTTATAACGCTGGTGCAGTAATTACAGTTTCATAAGGATAAAATGGAGGAAGTAAATGATAGATTATATTAAAGTCTATTGTGGTATTCCGATTTTAGTAACAGCTTATGATAGTAAACTCATCTTATTCCGTTCAATAGCTATTAAGTTGCTAGAAAAAAATGGTATTAAAGCTGACGAAACAAGCGTATTAGTTAAAGATTTTATTGCTTCTTATTGTCGGCTTAATATTGTTGATGAACCGGCTGAACAATGGAGAAATGCTGAAATGAAACGTTTGGCTTCTTTGCAAGAGTTAATGTATTATGGAGGTATTTGATGATATTTTCACAAGTAACATTGCAAGTGGAGACGACCGTTAAAAAGAAGAACGGTGCAGAAAAAAACGTTATAAAGCCTATCACTTTACCAGCAGTTAAACAGAGAATTAATCAGTCAAGACTTGATGAGTTTTCTATGATCGGACTAGGTAAAAATGTAAGGTATGAGCTTAACGGAATCGGAGAAATGGAAGACTTGATTTTCAACTATTTCTTAGATGAAAAAGGCGAAACTTTCAAGCGGACAACATGGGAAAGAAACCCTAAAAATAACAAGATGATTTTAGAAGGAGTCGTGAGTAACGGGATATGAATGAATTTGATTCTTATATAGATTGGTACAACAATTTACTTACAATGCCTTTAAATGACGTTATTTTAGGCGTTAAGGACACGATAGAAGACAAGACGGTATATTTATCACTTAGTGATTCAAAGGTGCTTAAAATGGATAATACGAGCTTTGTCATGGGCTACTATTATCAAGTTGTTTTATCTGTTAAAGACGTTGACGATGAACTTGTTGGACTAGTCGGAGATGTTTTGCAAAACGGTTGGAATATGACAAACTGGTCAGAGAATAGCCATTTGTACAATTATACTGGTACTGTTTATTTGCCTTGTGGTGCAGGTGGTCAAGCATGGCAATGAATTTACTTAATACATCAAGCATAGCTAAAGAAATGCAAACTAAAGTAACAGAACGCATGGGAGATTGGTTTGAAGCAGAGTTTAAAGCGAAAGCAAATAGCGCAAGCCGAAGAACTAGATTAATCAGAAGTCATGGTCACACCTATACTTATGCCAGATATCAAAATACTGGTCAATTGTCAAGTAACTTAAAACAAGTAAAAAAAGGCGATAAAGTAGTAGTAAACGCAGGGACTAGGGCTAATTATACTAGCGGTTATCATGGTATGTACTTCTTAGTTGAGAAAAAAGGTATGCAAGACGTTAAAACAACATTGAAGAAAGGCGCTAATTATGCCAATTCAATGAAATTATAGAAAAGAGAAAGAATGAAATTAGATTATAATTCACGTGAGATTTTCTTTGGTAATGAAGCTCTAATCGTAGCTGATATGGCCAAGGGAAGTAACGGAAAACCAGAGTTCACTAACCATAAAATTGTAACTGGTTTAGTATCAGTTGGCTCAATGGAAGACCAAGCGGAAACTAACAGCTATCCTGCTGATGATGTACCAGACCATGGAGTGAAAAAAGGTGCTACCTTGCTTCAAGGCGAAATGGTATTTATTCAAACAGACCAAGCGCTTAAAGAAGATATTTTAGGTCAACAAAGAACAGCGAATGGCTTGGGTTGGTCTCCTACTGGTAACTGGAAAACGAAATGTGTTCAGTACCTAATCAAAGGTCGTAAGCGTGATAAAAATACAGGGGAATTTATTGACGGTTATCGTGTAGTCGTTTATCCTCATTTGACACCAACGGCAGAAGCAACAAAAGAATCAGAGACAGATTCAGTAGACGGTGTAGACCCTATTCAATGGACTTTGGCAGTACAAGCAACTGATTCAGATATTTATTTGAATGGAGATAAAAAAGTACCTGCTATTGAATATGAAATTTGGGGAGAACAAGCAAAAGATTTTGTTAATAAAATGGAAAGCGGACTGTTCATCATGCAACCTGACACAGTTCTAGCTGGTGAGGTTACATTAGTAGCTCCGGTTATTGCAAACGTCCAAACTAAAACTAAAGGTCAAAATGACGGAACAATTGTTTTACCAGCTACTTTGAAAAACTCTAAAGGGCAAGACGTAAAAGTAACAGCGGTAATTAAAGATGTAAAAGGAAATGTTGCGACAAACAACGAACTTACTCCTAACGTTTATATCGTTACATTCTCCGCTGAAGGTTATGCAGATGTTTCTACGGGTGTCGCTGTAACTGACAAACCCTGATGTGCCCGACGGGGCTAACCACGTAGCCTTTGCATATAGCGCAGACGGTAAAGATAGGTTTATGACCGTTTATCCTAACTTAAACTTGTTAGACGGCACTAAAGACTTTAGTGGAGCTTGGTGGACTAATGAGGGCTGGGAAGACGACGGAACATATAAAGGTCTAACCGTTAAGAGAAAAACCGGCCTGGGCCCTGGAATTACTAGGCAATTTATAGCGCCTAAAGACGGAGTTTATACTTTCTCGTCTTATGTTAAAAGCCCGGTCGGTGCAGACATACAAAGGCGTGTTACTTTAAACGGCGTAAGTGGTACAATCGTGCCTGATAAGTCGCTGGGAAACAGCTTTGATTGGAAGAGAGATTCTTTTCAGGTAACTTTAAAAGCTGGTGACAAGATTTTTACACAATACCAGATTACTGGTGGTGGAAGTATATGGACTGCTGGCCATAAATGGGAACATGGCTCAACCGCTACTGAATGGATGCCTTCGTTTAGTGAAGTAACAACCGAAGATTATCCAAGCTATATCGGAACATATACTGATAATGATTCTAGCAAACAAAGTACAGATCCAGCAAGATATACTTGGGAAAAAATAGAATAAGTAAAGGAATATATATAAAATGGCAAAACAATTGAGTACAGCACGTAAATTTAAAATGATTACAGGGAAAGACCTTTTCCAACAACAGAAAGCAATGGATACAGAGCTTAAAAAAGAAGACGGAGAAATTACTGATGTAATGGAATTTGTTCAATATGGTTTATACTTGGCTCTTTTTCAAGATAACATTGTAAAAGCTAAAAGCGACTTCTCAGACTTCCGTTCTAGCTTTGAGTTCGATACTGACGGTAAAGGACTTAAAGAACTGGTCGAACTGTGGCAGAAAGAAATTTAATGAGCTGAAAGGACTGTAAATGATTTTAAAACATGCTATTAAATATTTAGAGCTAACTGGTTCAGACTTTATTACAGATTTAAAAGACTTTGCAGACCTACAAAATTCTTTTGTTGCTGGATATATTCCTGATGACTTTACAGAACAAATGGAGAGCTTTACAGACAAGTTATTGATACTTTGGGTAGATTGTAATGGAGGACTGCAAAACGCCTTAGACGATAAAACAGAGCTCCCTACAACTAATGAGTTAATCAATATCTTCTGTAAGACTGTTTTTATTAAAGAAAAAGAGGAAACGGAAGACGATATGGTCTTCTTTTCTTCTAGTTCATTGATTAAGAAAAAGAAAGATACTGTAAAGGCAAATAAAACTTTAGAACTTTTGACTGTTTTAGGCAATAATGAAATTTATATAACGCAGTTCATGGAAATGGAATTGGAACTAGTTTATAAAATAATTGAACTTATTGCAGAGAAGAAGAAAGAGGAAAAGGAAAAAGAGAAAAGGCGTAAAAGAAAGGGTATGTAATGGCAAGTAATGCAAAGTTTGAGGTCGAGATATATGGTAATACCACGAAGTTCGAGAACTCACTTAGAGGTGTTAATACCGCAATGTCAGGGCTTAGAGGAGAAGCTAAAAACTTACGTGAAGCTCTAAAACTTGACCCAACAAATACCGACAAAATGGCGCAATTGCAGAAGAACTTACAAACGCAGTTGGGCTTATCACGTGACAAAGCAACAAAATTAAAACAAGAATTATCCTCTGTTGATAAAGATACGCCAGGTGGTCAAAAGAAATGGTTAAAACTTACCAGAGACTTGGGCACAGCAGAAACACAAGCTAACAGGCTAGAGGGCGAAATTAGGCAAGTCGAGGGTGCTATTAGTTCAGGCTCTTGGAACATTGACGCTAAAATGGACACCAAGGGTGTAAATAGCGGAATTGACGGCATGAAGTCACGCTTTAGCAGTCTTAGAGAGATTGCTATTGGTGCATTCAGGCAAATAGGTTCAAGTGCTGTTAGTGCTGTTGGCAATGGCTTAAGAGGCTGGATATCCGACGCAATGGATACTCAAACAGCCATGATTGCCTTGAAAAACACAATGAAGTTCAAAGGTAATGCGGAAGATTTTGACTATGTAAGCAATTCTATGCAGAAGCTCGCTAGAGATACAAACGCAAATAGCGAAGATACTCTAAAACTTTCAACGACTTTTATTGGTTTAGGGGATAGTGCTAAAACAGCAATTGGCAAAACAGAAGCGCTAGTAAAAGCTAACCAAGCATTTGGTGGTACTGGAGAAAACCTTAAAGGTGTTGCACAGGCTTATGGTCAGATGTCAGCTTCTGGAAAAGTTACTGCCGAAAATATTAATCAGTTGACAGATAATAACACGGCTCTTAGTGCTTCATTAAAAGATACTGTTATGCAAATGAACCCACAACTACAGCAATATAGTTCATTTAACGATGCGGTTACAGACGGCGCTGTTTCAATGGATATGCTCGATAAGGCTATGCAAAAAGCAGCAGACGGTTCAGGCGGTGCTACAAAAACCATAAGGGACACTTGGTCTGGTTTTAATGAAGACTTATCGCAAGCCTTACTTCCTACGCTTGAGGCTTTGACACCTGTTATAAATGCTGTAATTGGTAAAATGGATGAGTGGGGAAAAGGTGCTGGTAAAGCATTAGATAATATAGTTAATTATATCAAAGAACTATGGGGAGCATTAGAAAAAAATGGTGCTTTAAGTTCTTTCTCTAAGATTTGGGACGGGTTAAAATCAACTTTTGGTTCAGTTCTAAGTATAATCGGACAACTAATAGAATCATTTACTGGTGTAGATTCAAAAACTGCTGAAAGTTCAGGTTCTGTTGAGAATGTAAGTAAAACTATCGCTAATTTGGCAAAAGGTTTAGCTGACGTCATAAAGAAAATCGCTGATTTTGCAAAGAAATTTAGTGAAAGTAAGACAGCACTTGATGTTGTCAAAAGTAGTTTAGTAGCCTTGGCAGCAGGGTTTATAGCTTTTAAAATCGGTTCTGGAATAGTTACTGCTATTGGTGCTTTTAAAAAGTTACAAACGGCAATTAAAGCAGGAACAGGCGTAATGAAGGCTTTTAATGTTGTTGCTGCAATCAATCCTTATGTATTGATTGCAGCCGCAATTGCAGCAGTTATTGCTGGTTTGGTTTATTTCTTTACTCAAACAGAAACAGGCAAAAAGGCTTGGGCTAGTTTTGTAGACTTCTTAAAGAGTGCATGGGACGGAATAGTTTCATTCTTTAGCGGTATCGGTCAATGGTTCGCTGATATATGGAACGGAGCAGTTGACGGAGCTAAAGAAATTTGGCAAGGTTTAGTTGATTGGTTCAGCGGTATTGTACAAGGCATTCAAAATATTTGGAACGGAATAATAACATTCTTCACTACCTTATGGACGACTGTTGTTACTGGAATTCAAACAGCATGGACTGGTGTTACAGAGTTTTTCACAGGGTTATGGAATGGAATAGTAACTATCGTTACAACTGTGTTTACAACTATTGCTTCTTTAGTGACGGGCGCTTATAACTGGTTTGTTACAACTTTCCAACCTTTAGTTAGTTTTTATCAATCTATATTCAATCTAATAGGCTCTATTATTAACTTAGCATTTCAACTTATCTTGGCTATAATTCGAGGTGCTTATCAATTAGTTATCGGCGCATGGAAAGGTATATCAGGTTTCTTTGGTGGAATATTTAATGCTGTTAGTTCAGTAGTTTCAACAGTATTTAGTGCAATCGGTAGTTTTGCTGGTTCAGCTTGGAATGTACTGGTTGGTGTATGGAATGCATTATCTGGCTTCTTTGGTGGAATATTTAACGCTGTAAAAGGAGTCGTATCTAGTGTATTTAGTGCCATTGGTAGTTTTGCTTCTAGTGCTTGGGGAGTAGTTAGCTCAATATGGAATGCAGTATCTGGCTTCTTTAGTCGAATATTCAATACAGTCAAAAGTGTTGTATCAAGTGCATTTAGTGCTTTAGGCGGCTTTGCTAGTAACGCTTGGAACGCAATAACAGGCGTATTTAGTTCAGTCGGCTCATGGTTTGGTGGTGTATTCGATTCAGCTAAGAAAGCAGTAAGTAACGCACTTGGAGCTTTAGGGAATATTGCTAAAGGAGCATGGGACTCAATTACAGGTGTATTTGGTGGAGTTTATGACTTCTTTGCTAACGCATTTGGAGGAGTTAAAGATTTAATTGATAATATTCTAGGAGGTATTTCAGGAACTTTAGATAAAATTAGTGGCGCAATTAATGGAGTTTCTAAGACGGTCGGCGGACTATTCAAAGGTTCTATGGTAGTAGGCTTAACAGATGTCAATTTATCTTCTAGCGGTTATGGTCTAAGCACTAACAGCGTATCAAGCGACAATAGAACATATAACACATTCAACGTACAAGGTGGTGCAGGTCAAGATGTTTCTAACTTAGCACGAGCAATCAGACGAGAATTTGACCTAGGGAGGGCTTAATGGTAAGACAGTATAAAATACATACCAACTTAGACGGAACAGATGATAAAGTTTGGGACGTTACAAATGGAAAAGTTAGATTTTATCAGCCCTCTAACTTAGGGTTACAATCAACTAATAACATTTGGCAAAGTAACGGTGTCGGAGTAATGGGAACACGCTCAATTACTCAACCTCAAATAGAATTCAAGTTGGAAACGTTTGGCGAAAGTTTAGAAGAAAACTATCAATTAATGAAAGATTTCGTAAACGATATTCTTAACAAAAAGTTCGTTACACTTGAATATCAAACAGAGATTTTTCAGGTGTACGCTGATTTAGCTTTAGCAGATATCACAAAAACAGAGGGTTATGGTAAAAACGGAACTTTTAGCGAAAAGATAACTTTTGATATAATCACAAAGTGGTATACTTACGAAAATTTAACTTTTGAAAAAATACAAAATGGTAAAGTTCTTTCTGGTAAATCAAAAATTTATGGCGGATATAAAGGTAGCGAAACAGCTTTACAAAACTATAACAGACTGAAAGCAAACCCCTCTTTAAACTTGCCTAACTTGAATTTGTTAGACGGTACTAAAGATTTTAGCGGAGTCTGGGACAGAGCTGCGGCGTGGACAAATGACGGAGCTTATAAAGGCCTAACTGTTAAGAAAAGAACCGACCAATGGCAAGGAATTAACAAAGTGTTTACCGCTCCTAAAAGTGGTGTTTACACATTTTCAGCTTATGTTAAAAGTTCAGGAAGCAAGGCAAACATAAGTAGAGTTGTTGAGACAAGTGCTGGTCATCTAGTACCTGATAAGTTTATGGGTAACGATTTTGACTGGTTAAGAGATAGTTTCAGCGTGGCTTTGAAAGCTAATGATACTATTTCAGCCAGATATGAAATAACTGGTTCAGGTTCTGATTCAGCTTTATGGACTGCCGGTCATAAGTGGGAAGAAATTATGCTCATTACTGACGGTTTAACGACCGTTTATCCGAATTTTAATTTGTTCACGGGAACTTCTAATAAGCCTTCTACAAGTACTGGTGGCTCGTGGAACATTTCCATTATCGGTGTATACAAGACACCTAAAGCTGGTCAAGAATACACGCTTTCTGTTGAAGTATCTGAGGCTGACCATGATGTTAATGTGGACGTATGGAGTTGGAACAATGCGGGAGAAAGAGTAGCTTTCCTTTCCACCACGCGGATAAAGTCTGGCGAAAAGGCTTATATAACATTTACTTGGCCAGACCCTAAAGATAGTGGTGCAACACAAATTGCAGCTAACTTGTCATGGACCAATGACAGAGATACAGGTACGTATTCGTACTGTAAAGCTAAACTAGAACTAGGTTCAACCGCAACACATTGGTTACCAAGTGAAATTGAGTCACAAAACAAGAAAACTTCATATATTCCCTCAGCTACCGAACTGACAACTGCTGATATAAGTGAATATTTTGGGTATAATTATATAGCAAATCAAGCATATACTTATTACGGAGAAACAAATATAGAGCGTTTAAGTCGTTGGGATATAAAAGATGAAATATTTAGTTTTGTAGGAATGCTATATCAAAATCTTCCTAGAATACCAACTGGTGTTAGATTTTTAGATACCATTGGAAATGAATATACGGCAATTGTATTTAATACAGCCGAGCCACAAAGCTATATTTTAATTAATACAGATGTAAATGATGAAATTTATCAAGGGTGGAACGGAACAATTCCATTAAATCTATTCCCTTTGCTTGACTTTGAGCGGTATAGAACTCGTATAATTGAAGAAGGTCAAATGGAGTTAATTAACCTTACTAAGGCAGAATTTAAAATCAAGAGAAAGGCGGATTTCGTTTAATGTTAGAAGCTAATATTTATGATAATTTTAACCCTAACTACTATAATATATCTGATTTTAGCATGCCTAATGGTAAAAAAGAAAAAAGAGGTTTACCTATACCAAAAGCAAGGTGTCAAGTTATTAATTATGAATTGTGGGAAACAGGTTATCTTTACACTTCATCAGCTACATTAACCGTTTCGGTAGAGGTTGGCGATATTGTTCAAATTCTTTTTCCTGAAGTTGTTCCAATTGAGGAAGCACTAGGCAAAGAAAAAAAGCTGAACTTAGATATGGTTTATCTTGTAACAAGTGTAGATGAAGGTAACAAAGCTACATTAAAGAACTATTTTTGGGCAATGATTGAAAGCCTAGATGTTCCGAACGCAATAACTAAAACGACAAATTTTGCTATCATTGACTATTTAATTGACCCTGGTAAAAATAATTTAATGAGTTATGGTTATTTCTTCAATTCAAGTATCTTTGCAGGAAAGGCTACAATCAACCGTAAAGCAGAAACTTCAGGAGCTACTGATGTAGCTAAAAGGATATTTTCTAAGGTTCAATTTCAACCAACTACAACAATTCAACATGCTTCATCTGAAACAGACCCTAGAAATTTGTTGTTCGTTAACTTTGCCTCAAGAAACTGGAATAGAAATAGAATCACGACAAGGGTGGATATTAAGCAAAGCGTGGCAATGGATACAGAGACAATAGTAGAACGTTCAGCTTATAATTTCGCTGTCGTATTCGTTAAAAATAAAGCAACAGACGATTACACAGACCCACCTAAGATGTACACAGTAAAAAACAACGGAGATGTCATTGATTATAGTACTTATGGCGGAGACGGAACAGACTTGCCAGAAGTAAGGACGGCTAAGACATTGTTTTATGATAGAGATGACCATGGAAATCCGCCAGATATATCTACCATTAAAGCTGAAATTTCGCCTTCTACAATCGTTACAAGATTAATTTTTAACCAAAACGAACTCTTACCTTTGTATGTTAATGACTTGGTTGATATTTGGTACGAAGGAAAATTATATTCGGGGTATATAGCAGACAGGGTTAAAACGGAGTTTAATGATAGACTTATTTTTGTAGAAAGTGGAGACAAACCAAATGTTATATGAGTATGTAGCTACTTACGGAGACAAATATAGAATAGATAGCTTTAAAGGGCATAAAGAGCTACGTAAAGACCATTTAGAACTATTAAATGGTAAAGTGTATTACAATAGTGAAAACACGCTTAGAATCGAAACTACGCTCTTGTACGAAGTCGGTCAATTTGTATCAATTGGAGGTTATCCGTATGGTGGTAGAAAATTTAGATTGTTGGAGCTATCAATTACTGATAACCCAGTTTTAGATAAAGCAAAGATAATTTCAAGAAAGGTTAAAAATGACAATTAAAAACTTCACGTTTTTCAGTCCAAATGGTACAGAGTTTCCAGTCGGTTCAAATAATGACGGAAAGCTATACATGATGTTGACCGGAATGGACTATAAAACAATCAGGCGCAAAGACTGGGTAGAACCATTAAATACAAGTCTTAATGTAATGTATCCCAACACTTCAATTATTGCTGGAGGTAGATACTTTGAATTATTAAGTGAAACAGTAGCTTTAAAAGCTAATTCTGTCAACTATATTCATGCAAACATTGACTTAACACAAACTGCTAACCCTGTCAGCTTATCAGCCGAAACCGTAGACAACAGCAATAATGTTGACTTGAATAATCGTTCAGGAGTGCTGAAAGCCTTAATTGATATTAGAACTACTAACGAATTTGGTGTCATTAGTGAACAAGCTCCTAACAACATAACATATTTAGATAAAGCTGTCATAAATAGCGTTTCAACAACATATGGGTCACTTGAAATAGGTAATGGAATTACCTTGAGCTGGCAAAAAAAAGCTGATATAGTAGAAATTAAATGGATAGGTAGACTGACAAATATTAATGCTGGACAAACCTTTGCTGTAAAAGCACCATTTCAAATTATCCCAGATAAGATAAAAGAATTAGTTGGACACTTTGCTAATACGACAAATTCTTTCCATATTGACTTAGAAACTGACGGTACATTTAGGTGGTGGGGCGCTAATGGAGCGAATGGCTCTATTCGTGGTACTTCCGTGTATTTCATCAAATAACAAAATAGAAAGCAAAATAAAATGGTAACGAAAATGATTTTAATAACTATCTTAATTTTGGCGATTCTTTTCGCTACGTGGGTCAAAGATAGAGAAGCGATGAACCCACCTTTCAAACATAGACTTGTGATTGATTTGACAGTTGTCTTCTCGCTATGGGTTTTGTATGCAGTCTTTTACTTTACTCAAACTCCCTCAACTTCTGATATTGCAAAAACTGTGATTAATGTAGCTTTGTTGTACTTTGTAGGACAGTTTATTTATTTAATCGCAAGCCTTAGCCCTATGTTCGCTGGTTTGGTTAAACTTATTAAAAAGAATGGTGTAACTATTCCTGAAGTTGAAGAAGAACAAACGGAGGATAAAAAAGAATGAATATAACTAATGCTGGCGTTCGTGGGTATAACCCTACTGGGGTTGTAATTCACAACGACGCAGGCTCAAACGGTGCTAACGCTGGCTTCTATAATGATTGGCTACCTAAACAAAACCCAGAAAATGGCTTTGCTCATGTTTATATTGGAAACGACGGGCGATTACAGGCTTCTGATTTCTCTAATATGGCATATCATTGTGCTAACTCATATGGTAATGCAAATTACGCAAGTTGGGAAGTGTGCCAATCAGAGGGCGATTTAACCCAGTTCTTGAGAAATGAGCAAGCGGTACTAGATGACGTGGCTAAGTATATGAAACAATGGGGACTAACTCCTAATCATGATACTGTGAAGCTACATCAAGAACTATCAGCAACTTCATGCCCTAGACGTTCCGTAGAAGTTCACGGTGGAACGGTGGAAAGCTGTCGCTCATACTTTATCGCAGAACTAAACAAGCGCCTTACAGGGCAAACTAGTAGCACAGTAAACAATACACAAACAAATACAGAATTAGAGGACGACGATTTAATGAAATTTACATATCAAGTTAATACAAAAGACGGAAAACCTGCTGGCGGAATATCATACTTTAACGGAACAAAAGTAATTGGCTTCACTAATGCCGACCAATGGACTATCGTTAAACAAATTTATAAAGATACGACAGGAAAAGACCTTAAACATTACGTTTGGAATGAGGGTGCTCCTTGGCACTTACGCTTCCTACAAGCTAATAACATCAAAGTCGAAATGGCTCCAAACAAATAAAAAATAATATTAAAAAGACAGCTTTATAGCTGTTTTTATATTTCTTTATATTTAATTTATCACTCTATCCCTGTTTTACCACGTTTCCCATGCTGTGCCTCCTGAACCTTGATAGATACTTACTGCCTTGTCTAAATAATCTTGTGGGCTTAAATTAGATACTTGACCATGTACGATTTGATTAATCTGTAATAGTCCCCAGCACCCAATAGGATTCTCAACATAAGGGTTTCCGCTAGATTCCTTGTAAATCACATCAAGCCATTTACTGGAACTTACTCCTGTCTTACTTGACATATAACTCGCAGCTATTTCTGGACTAACTTGAGACCAATCATTTCCAATAACCGAGCTTGTGTCAGACTGCGGAGCCTCTTCAATTTGAAGTCCAGCGTTTGAATTATCCGTATCTTGTGAGTCATTATCATCTTGAATAGTTGATTTTTCCCTGTCCCTCTCCCTAGCGTTATCAATAGCTTCTCTTCGTTTATTTTCTTCACTAATTCGTTGTTCTTCAAGTGCTTTCTCCTTAGCTTGCCTTATATGCTCATATTTTGCTTTCTCTTGCATTTTAAACTCTTGGTCATATAATTGTGCCACAACATTATTAAAGCCCTTGTCAGCCTTTTTATGAGCTTGTTGAATCAATACGATACTTTGAATATCTGTGTCTGTTAAAATAAATATAATTATTCTCCTTTTATATAGTTCAATTGCTTACCTGATTAATTGCTTCAATAATATTATTGCCAGTATTTATTAGAATTTCATCACTTACAGTTACATTCTTTCTTGAAAATAGTTCGTTCTCGATCTTCATAAAGTGCATTGCTTTAGCCAAAAATTGAGCAGATGATTCATAATATAATGTTTCTAGTTCATCGTCTGAAAGCTGTGTTAAATCATCATTAGCAAAAGTTGTAAGTTTTCGCTTAATTTCTTTGCCATTGTCGTCTTCTTCTACAAAAAAATGTTTTACCATTTTGCTACTTCCTTACCTTTTAGTTTATAACCATATTTCACGGCTCGTCTTACGCATGTTTTGTGTACACCTAAATGTAGAACTAGTTTAGCATAACTATCGAAAACATGATTATCATATATAACTTTAATTTCTTGTGATTTAGCTCCACTATTATATCCAATCTTTTCTGTAGCTCTTCTTACATTCTCTTTCTGTGTAACATACTCCAAGTTTTCTAATCTATTATCTTTTCTATCCATATTTAAATGGTCTACAACTCTTCCGTTTGGTTCTCCGAGAAAGCATTTTGCAACAATTGAATGAACATGCTCTGTCTTATGGTTAATAGATGTAACTTCGTACCCATTACTATTTGACTTACTTTTTATTTTTAAACCATTTTTAGTTATTTTGTATATATCGCCATTTTTAGAGACCATATATTTTTCTTTATATCTCTTCATTTATAAACTCCTAGCCCTTTTATAATTTCTTCCGCTGTCATACTTGCCCAAGGTTCAGGAATTTTAGGTTCAATTGCTTCGCAAGTTGCCTTTATAGCTTCATGGCATAAGTCTATCCTGTCAAATAATTGTGATATATATGGATTCATCTATTCATTCCTCTAATTTCAAATTTTTCAATGATATACCGTTTAGTCCCTAACTCAAAACTTACTAGATAATTATTAAAAGCGTCTTTTTTGTTCAAGTCATTGGCAATCTTTCGAGCTGTTGACCGTGGATATTTTGAACTATTAATCTTACTTGTATACTTGTGTAATATCATCTCATTGCCTCCCTTTGCATTTTACGCTTCAATCGTTGCTTATACAGATATTCTTTACTTGGCTCTAAGCTAGACAATAACTCATCTAGTAAGTCAAACGCTCCTCCGTTATCTCCTACGCTATCAATCTTTTTAAGTGTAATCTCGTGCATTTCATCATCATTGAAGAATATAGTAAGATAAGGAAATGCTACGGTATTAGGTAGGCTCAAGCGTGATTTAGTTATTCTTAGGTTAGGATATTTACCTGTTTCAGCTTTAACCTTTAGCTCAAATTGGTTTATTGCGATACCTTGCTCTTTTAGTCCGTTAGTGATTCTTTCATATAATTCTTCATTTGTCATTATGCTATAAACTCCGTTATTTCAGTTATTTTTCTAATTTCAGCTTTATGCCCTGTTATATCTTCTTTTGCTTCTTTAATTTCTTGTGCTTCGCTTAAACTATAAACTTTAGTTTTATTTTCTTTCCAAAACCCTATAGTTCCAGTGTCTATCAATTCGTACCATGTTACTGTATAATAAGTCCATTCATTTTCCATTATCCAATTACTCCTGTTTTTATATTTAGTCTTTGCTGACTTGATAAGTGATATAAATTGCACCACTTGCAGTGATAAGCTCTAACTGGTACTTTGCCAGCTTTCTTTTTGTTATGCTGGGCATTCACTATTGAATATAAAGCGCCCATTTTTGTGTATTTGCGTTTCTTACACATAGTCTAACCACTCCTTAATCGTAAATAATTCAAAGCCATTAAGTTTACTTTGTTTTTCAATTTCCACTTGGTTTCTATCTATGTCTACCAGTAGTTCAATTACAGGTCTACCAAAAGCAAACCAACCAAGAACAGTATTAGTTTTAAGTCCGAAATACTTAGCACATTGAGCCTTACAGCTAAAGTGTAGCTCTTCTTCCGTTGTAGGGTTATAAGCTATTACCTTTATAGCTTTTTGCATTGCCATTGTTTAATTTCCTTTCTGTAAAACAATAGTATCAAATTACTTTATATTTGTCAAGAATTAACTTTAAACCTCTTCAATAAAGTTATCATTTACATTAACATTTGTTCAATAATATCCATAATCAATTTTTCGGGAACAGAAGAACGTTTGTTATATGATGCTTTGTAATTGCTCCAACTTTGATTTTGCTTAACTCCTCTTGGTACACGTTTTAACTTTAATTTATTTGTACAAGCAAAGATAGTCGGTTTTTTTGTGTAACTATCATCATAAGCAATATAATGAGCGACTTCTTTATTCATTTTTTTATGAAATAATTTCCAACAATAACTTGTTTGAGGGTTTTCAATAACTGCTGGAACTTTAAAGTATTCTATAATTTTATCAGTATTATAATGAAGTTGTTCTGAAATTTCTCGTTTAATGATGAGTTTTTCAAAATATTCTTTTTTATCTTTTTTCATATTTTTTACATTATGATAAGTTGATGTTTTCCAATCATCAAAATCTGTAATGCGTTCTCCAGTATTATAATAGTAAATATTTCCTTTTTTTCCGCTATCATATCCACTGGCTGTGGCTATACTAAAAGTTTCACATGGTGGGTTTGCAAAAATTAAATCAGGCTTAGGTAAGTTTTCTGTTTTAGATATAAAATCATTAAAATTTGTTAAATCACAATCAATAACTGTATCTTTTTTTTGAATTCCAAAGCTATAAACTTCATATCCTAAAGGCTCTAGTGTATTTTTAACAGATTGATTTCCGTCATCAAACAATGCATATATTACTTTTGTCATTTTCGTTCTCCTTTATTTCTATAAGACTATAATATCAAAAAAAGTTCATACTGTCAAGTACAAACTTTCAATCTTTTAAGAAATAACAACTACTTCTTTTTCATCACTTTCATAATATTCATTTTGAATAGAAACTTCGTGAACAAACATAGTTCCACCACATGCTTCATAATCATACTGAGCTTCCATATTTTCATCAAACTTTTCTAGCTCTTTGATTAATTCTTTTACTTTCATTTTATTCACCTTTCCACGCTTCAAATTCATCTTTTATTCGTTCTAAAACTTCCATAGCTTCATTTATGCTAACACTTTCTTCTAAAGCTACGTATTCTTTAACATAATCTTTGCACTTACCTAAGTCTTTGTCGTAGCTTTCTCCGTCTTTCTTGCCAGCTCTAATATAATATTTAATAGCTGACCAATTAGAAATAATTTTCCAAAATTCTGGATCATTTGCAATAATAAAATCTTTAAGCTGTTGTCCATGTTGATTTTGATAATGTAAGTTTTTTTCGATATTAATGATATTCACTCTTTCTTATTATACTAACTTATTAACGCCCCTTTAAATGATTCCTCCAAGCCATGTAATACTCAATATCGCAAGAATAGCCAGCCAAGAAATAACTATAACTGTAAAGATGACACCTATAATTATTGTCAAGGTTTTTGCTGTTTCTAAATCTAATTTCATTTTGTTCTCCTTAATTTACTTGTCTGTATTTTTCCATTACTTTAGGGTACTTACTAACAAATTCTAATTGTTCTTGATGTATACGACTTGACCAATGGAATAGTCTATCAATTTCAGCCAAAGCATTCAACTTTTCGTACATCTCTTTAATGTAAAACTCTGCGTTTCCTAATGATTTCCAATATGCTGATGATCTAACAGAATTTCCATTTTGAGCAAGTTTATGTGAGTTAATATCAGCCTTTTCTTTTTTCTTAATTAGATTATCAATTTCTTTTAATATAATCTTTAACAACTTTATTTGGTAGTTTTGTACTATTTCCTCTGTTGTCATCCCTCCACCACTTTCACTAAATCAACTCCGAGGGTTTTGCCTGCGAGGTAGGCAAAAATAATAGGAATATATTCTTCATCTTTTCGGTCAAACCACCAAAGGAAAGCTTGTTCCCTAAACCTAAACATTTCAGCAAAACTTGTATTATCAGCTTGTTTAGCAATTCTTTTAGGAATAGTTGCTTTTTCTTCAATTTTTAAAAACTCATGATTATTTTTAGAACATGTTTCACTCCAGTTAATAACTTTATAAAGATTTTCATCAATTAATACCTGAGTTCCTTCTGAATAACCACTTGCTTTCACTATCTTACCACCACTAATTATTTCAGATACTTTCATTATCCCCTCCAATGACTGCGAGTACTTTTACTTTATCAAACATTAACTGTTCTTTGTCTTTCTATTTTGGTAAAATTTATTCCAGTTTTCTATAAGTTCCAGCAACTTAGGTTCATCGTATTCAGTAAATAGTTCAACTTGTGATGTATACCAGCAGTTCAAACAGCGACTGCAACTATAACAGATATTTGTGTATCCTCTGCAACCTTTGCAAACTCCTAAGCCGTTACTCGTTGGTATATCGAAGCAATGGCAATATCTTTTGTCATTAAAATATTTAATCATTATTTACTTCCTTTCGTTCTAATCAGGTCAACTAATGTAAAAAAAAGCATATAGTCAAAGTCCAATTAGTGCTATTATAATAACCTTACCAATTATTGATTCAACATTCATTTTAATATCCTCTGTATTCTTTGAAGCATTCCCAGCTACAAAAATGTAGTTTTTCTTTATGTAAATAAACGCTATAACCAATAAATGTGTTTATACATGTTTCGCAATGATTGAGTTGTTCCATTGTTGTTCTCCTTTATTCTATACCTTATTATAAGCTATTTCTTTTTAATTGTCAAACGATAAATGCAATAAACCACTAATAAAATAATTGTTATTATAAACAGCGGTGGGATAAATACAGTTACAGCAAACCAAACAATAGAAACTAAAGTGTAGATCATGATTTTAAGTATTAGTTTACCAGCAGGAGTTTCTTGAAAGGTTATATCCTCATCTAATGATGAATCATCTTCTGTTGAATTACCGTAAAATACTTTATCTTCATCTACTTCGTACTGGTTGCCACAATAATCACATTTACCATTAGTGAAATTTGAAGCCCCACAGGTTACGCATTGCATTAAAATCATTTTATTACCTCTATTTTATGCCCTTTTAGTTTATAACCTTTACTATAATTTATTGAAATTGATGACTGTCCAACTCCAACGTATCTAGCTAAATCGCTGAAGCTTCTAAATTCCTTTCCATTCCATTTTACTTTAATACCGCAAGCTCGTTTTTTATTTTCTCCAACAGTTACGTATTCGAGATTTTCTAGTCTATTATCTTGTTTGTTCATATTTAAATGGTCAACAGTTAAATCAGACTTACCCTCAAAAGCTTCCATTACTATTCTATGAACTTTTTCTTGTTTCCCATTAATTGCTGTTACTTTATAACCGTATTTATTGGTTGTTTGTTTTTTCTTTCTTGTATATTTTTTGTTTTCTATATATACATCTCCTTTATCACTAACTAAATACTTTTCTTTATATCTTACTACTTTCATTATTTTTTTCCTCTTTCTTTAACTATATGTATTATTATATCAAAAAAACTCTAAGCCGTCCAGCCTAAAGTCTTATATGATGTTATTTTTCTTTCAATTTATTCTTGAACCAAATTATTCGTTCTTTGAACCAAGCGTCAACTCCTTCAGGACGTAGCCATTTACCTTGTTTCACACCGTTCTTTTCCATGAACTCAATCACTTTATCAGGAGTTTCTGGTTCGTCCCACATATTATATTTTACTGAATTGAATTTACTAAACATTTCCAGCGTTTCGATGTAGCTATCTTTCAAAAGTTCCGTATCAAGCAATTTTTGGGCTTTCTCTGCACGTTTAGCAAGTCGAAAGTTAGCTTGTTCCAGTTGCTCCTTTTGTCGCTGTAAGCTCAAGTTATGGTTGATGTAAGCAATTTGCTGTGCATGTCGTCCAAGTTTGCCTTGCGTGTTAAGCTCGATCAGTTTAGCCATTCCCTCGCCAAGAATTTCATCAGGAACAAAGTTATATTTGTATTTCTTATTTGTGTTTCGTACATAGTTATCAAGCGTTTGTTTAATTTTAAGTTTTTTATGCAGTTCTCGTAATGTTGTCAATTTAATACTCCCTCATATATTTTACCAAACTTCAAAGCATTAATTTTTACTAACTGCTTCAAGTCTGATATAAATTGCTGTTCTCCGTCAAAGTCAAATGGCATTGATACGTTTTCCTTGATCCAAGTGAAAGCTCCGTCAAAGTCTTGTCTTAATAAGCTCATTTTATCCACGATGTCGATAATTTGCTCTCTCTCTTCTGCTGTGTACATGTAACCAACTTTCTAGAAAGGAAGTTCTGATTCATCGACTTCAATCGGTTCAGATTTTCCAAATAAGTCCTGTTTAGCTTGTGATTGACTATTGTTATCATTAGGGATAAACACTTTTTCAACAGTAGGGAAAACAAAGTTATAATTTACGTATTCGCCTGATTCCTTGGCTTGTACACGACCGCTGACCGTTACGGTGTCCCCTAATTGAATGAAGTCAGGTAAGAAAGCCGAACCATATGCAACTTTTACGCTAGAACCTTTTTCTTTTTCAAATAATGGGACTGAAATAATTTTCTTATCGCCTTTTGCTGTACTTACTGTACGTGTATTTTTTTCATTCGCTTGTGCTGTTACTGTGATGATTGCCATTTAATTATCCCCTTTTTTCTTCTTCTTGCTGTGCTAACCAAATCGTCATGATGTCGGTAATTTCTTTTTTAGTCTTATTTTTCAAGCTGTCAATATTTTCATATCCTAGTTGTTCAGCTCGTTTGATAAGTGGTTGAATCTCACGAAGTCGTTGCTTTTCTGCTTCAAGTTCTTTCTGCTCTTCTGTCAAGTCAGGAAGGTCTTCGCCTGAATATATGTATAGGCCAAGTCCGAACATAGCTAGATTTTTAACTAAACAACGCATAATGGTTTTATTTACATCAAACATTGAAGCTGGTTCAACTGTTTTTTCTCCGAACTTAGTCTTATAAGTATAAGTTTCAAACTTCATTGCCTTATTAGCTCCGTCCATTACTGGTAACCACATTTCATGTGTGATATCATCAACCGTAACAGAAGTGAATGCCATAATGCCTAAAGAATTATCATATAAATAAGGAACTAATTTCCCTTTACCGTCATCAAATTTTTTAATCTCGTAAGTAGCAGTAGGACAAACTTTTTTAAATTCAGCCCAAGCCCAAGACCAAGATAGATAACTTAGAGAAGTTTTACCTGTCTTTTTTTGTTCGACTTTACTATTTACATTAATTGCATTAAGTTGTTCAAATACGCTCATTTTTTCCTCCGTTTATAGTACCCAGCGCTTTTTGCTTTTTCTCTCCCTGCTTTGTATCTGAAAGCTCATAAAAGTTAGGTTTCGTTTTTTTCAGTTCTTCAGTAACTTTTTTCACAAGTTCCTCAAGCTGTTTTTCATCAAATTTAATATTAATTGTTTCCATTTTCTCCTCTTTCTACGATAAATACGTTCCCTTGTCTTGTAATTTCTATATTATATTTGAGCATTTGTAGGATCCAACCTTCGTCACAGTAGCTCCATAATTCACTTATCAAGCCATATAAGCACTCGCCAGGTTCTACCCTATACTTTGTCTCGTTCATCTCTTCAAGCTCTTTAGATAGCTTTCTGACGCCTCTAGCATAATGTTTACTTGCTTTTTCTTCTGCTTTTAAACTTTTGTAGTTGCTTTTCATATATGAACTTTATAATATCGTCTTTCTGCTGTTTTTCCTCTTTATCAGACCAGCCAACCTTTTGACCTTTTCGCTTGCCACTTTGATAAACTCGTCTGTTATCATCAGGAAAGCCATTTTTCTCGAAGTATATTCTAGCATATTCAAAGTAATTTAAGCTGTTGATGTACTGCTGACTACCCTTTTTGTGATAATTAAGAGTTATTAATCGCCTTTCAGCTAGAGATTCAAAAGATGTTATCATACCTCTTCTCTAAAGAACCCTAAATTTTCTAAAGCTACATACTCTTTACTATTTTTTTCAACTTCTTTTGCTTCAATAATATTAGCTGTTAGTTCTATACGTTTTCCGGCATAATATAGTCTGCTAAGGTTAGAAATGTCAGAAAAATTATGAAAAATAAATTTGGGTTCAATTACTTCATAACCACTAATCATAGCATTTAACATTTTTAGTTTTTCATTAACTTTAAATGGCTTTTCTTCTAAATCTCCATAAACTTTTCCATTACCGTCTTCAAGAGGATAATCCCAACCCCAGCGAGAGATATAATAAATTGCTTTATCAATTTTTTGGAATGTCGCAAGATAATCATATTGTTTTTTTGTTAACTTAACCACCATTTGTTAGTTCTCCTTTATTTCTATATATATTATTATATCAAATTACTTTCATATTGTCAAGCATTAGATGATATTTTTTTATTTATTTCTGATTTTAATTGCAATGCTCTAACTAATGCACGTTTAGAATAATCATTTTCGCAAGCATTATGCAATTTTTTAGACTGTCTGACTAGAAAATCAGCACGACTAAGCCATACTTTAAAAAGTTCATCATTGTGCCACTCTGCTTTTATCATTTCGTCTAATGCACGATATAGCCATCCATAGACTTCGGCATGGAGATTAATAGCTTTGTTCTTATAGTCGTTCATTTAACGCTCTCTTTGTGCTTTCTGCGATCTCTTTGCTTGGTGTAGTCAAAACAACTGTATCTCCCATATGTTCGATAACTTGGTTAGCAGTATCATAACATGGAAATACTACAAAACTATCCAGTATATGAAACCTTTTTTTATTTTTTTCTGAAACTTTAACTACATACCATTTTTCAATCATTCTCTGTTACCTTTCCTTGCTCTTTAGCTAAGTCTAAGAAAGCCTGTGCCGATTCTTTCGTCGTTTCGATTTCTGTTTCAGCCTTTACTTTTTCCACTAGTTCGCTATCGGGCTCTTTTTTATTCTGGTCAATTGATGTGAAAGCCGAACCAATGTAACCCCAAATAATTTCATTATTGAAAGCAAAGTTTCGAGCAAATACTTTCATAACAGAATAACCATTTTTAGTTTTGCTATTAATCTTTGGCGACATAGTAAAGGCTATCTCGTACCAAGAAGGAATTGTCGTAGCTCCCAATATATGGCTTGGAATGATACGAAAATCACGTTCTGTTAAAGACTGTTCGCCAGCTTGTTTTCTAGCATGTGCCACAATCATAAACGTTACATACTTGTCGTGCTTCATATCTAAAGTATTTCTAAGGTTTGTAATTCCTCTTAGGACTTCTGCCATTGGTTGGTTTGCGTTGATTATATCGTTGTCATCTAACAAGTCTTTAAGAGGGTCTAAGATAACAAGTCCAATGTCTTTTTCTAGTATGAAGTTATATAGCTCTCTAAGCCCTACATTGTGCTTTTTCCCTTGGCTGTCATATTTCCATGTATCAAGTTTAAAAGCTCCACCGTGTAAAAAATATAAGTTATCAGGACTATCTCTTCTTGAGCCTTTCAAGCGTTGATGTTCTGTCAGTCTGCTATTTTCATTCTGAATAAATAACACATTAGTTTTAGTTGTTTCTCGTCCAGCGAACGGTTCTCCTAATGCCATTGCCTGCGCTAAATCTTGAGCTAGTGATGACTTCATACTCTTCTCACTACCTGTTATAAGACCAAGTGAACCTTTAGGCAAAATATCTTGTACATTCCAAAGCAAACCGCCTGAAAAGTCTTCTGATTCTTTAAGTTCTTTAGCTGTGCTTACTTTATCAAATAGGCTAGTCATTTATTTCTCCTTTAGTATATAATATCAAAAAAGACTTGAAAAGTCAAGCATTAAATCTATTAAGCTGATAAATGTGTCGCCATAAGCAAAGACACCATAATAAAGCAACAAACAAATCAATGATTTCAACAGTAAATCCTGAATATCCAAATAAAGCTATTAGAATTACATCAAAAATAATCTGTAATATAG